GTTCCATTCTATTTTCTTCCGTGTTTGACTGCAGGTCTGGCTTACTATATAAGCTTAAAAAGGGCGCCGATGTTAAGTGCAAACTTAAAAGCGGTGTATGATGAGGAATTTAAACGTGCCGCTGAAAATGATCGTGAACGAACGTCGTTCAGGGTTGAACCAGCGCAAGCTTACATACCATAGGAGGTAATATGGTTAAATGTGAAAAATGCGGTCGAGATTGCAATTGTATAGACAATTGTGAATGCGAAAACTGCGAATGTAAAAAGGAGGAATAATGAGCAATCCAAACTGGAATAAAGACACTAATGCCGGAAGAAGTTCTAAAGGCGGAGTAAAAGGAAACTGGAGTGATAGAGGAACTAATTCTATACCTGAAGCTAAGGCTAAGGAAAAGGCAAAATCTGTTTCATTATCTAAAGGAACTGTTTCTGGAAACGCCCAAGGAATGGGGCACGCTACACAAGGTGGTAAGTATCATTGGGCCGGATCCAAAGATTCTAAGTGGTAGGATAAATGGCGTACGCTAGAGGAAAATACGCTAAATCTATCTCTGACCGCAGTGGCATGGAATTTCCCTACAAGGAAATGGTAAAGGAATGGAATGGTTCACGTGTGCATAAAAGCGAATATGAACCAAAGACGGCACAGGATCACCCTCGAAAACATTCTGCTGATAAGGAATCATTGCAGCATGCCAGAACGGATAGGGATGAAAGTGCTGTTGCGACATTGCTACCTCTAAACCCTTTCAGGTTTACGGCGAGCAGTGCGACAATAACAGTTTTTGAACCTGACCACGGACGGTCAAGCAGTGATACTGTAAGGTTCAGGGATGTTAGTGGTAATATATTTGGATCTTCAATAACTGAATTAGAGGATTCTGATGGATACAGCATTACAAAGACAGATGATGATTTTTATACCTTTGCAGTTTCAACAGCTGCGGGAACAACTGGAAATGGCGGGGGTGGATATGTCTCTGCCGGACCGGCAACATTGAGTGCATAATGACAACATACGCGGAATTAACAACACAGATCTTAAATTATACGGAAACAAGCACTGATGTGCTAACGTCTACAATAACGGACGACTTTATAGAACATACAGAGAACAGAATATTAAGGAATGCTGATTTAGATGCTTTCAAATCTCATCAGTATACATCCGTAACGGCTGATAATCCTTTTGTTTCCTTACCGGGTGGATCTGATCCGGATCCTACATCGTTGTCTACAATCAGGACAGTTCATATTTATCCTGCATCAGGAACAGCAACAAGAACGTTCCTGGAGCAACGAGACATTAGTTTCATGAATGAATACTGGCCGGTTAGGACATCCACAAGCACCCCAAAATACTGGTCATGGTGGGATGAAAACTCAATTTATCTTGCACCAACGCCGGATGCAGCATATAACATAGAAGTAGGAATTACTAGACTAGGAACAAGACTATCCAGTTCCAATACAACCACATGGTTGGGAAACAATGCCCCATCGGCATTGCTTTATGGATGTCTTGCAGAAGCCTTCAAGTTCTTGAAGGGACCAGCGGAAATGCTGCAATTATATGACCAATCATATCAACGTGCCGTACAAGAGTTGATGATGGAGCAACAAGGAAGGCACCGAAGAGATGAGTATATGCATGGGGAATTAAAAATACCAGGCATGCAAACACAACAGAAATCCACAGGAGGATAAAACATGGCAATAACTCAAGCTGTCTGTACAAGCTTTAAACAGGAAATTCTTGTTGAAACGCATGACTTTACAGCCACAACAGGGGACACGTTTAAACTTGCATTGTATACAAGTTCAGCTACTTTAGGTGCTTCTACATCCGCTTATTCCGCTACAAATGAAGTTTCTGATTCAGGAACCTATGCGGCTGGAGGCGGATCATTGACAAATGTAACACCAACAACAAGTGGAACAACTGCTCTTACTGACTTTGCTGACATATCATTCACGTCAGCGACAATCACGGCAAGAGGAGCACTGATTTATAACAGTAGTGAATCTAACAAGGCAGTATGCGTATTGGACTTTGGCGGTGACAAGACATCAACAAGTGGAACATTTACAATTCAATTCCCAGCAGCAGACGCAAGTAACGCTATTCTACGGCTGGCATAGGAGATAATACATGGCTCTCGCGTTAGATGACAGAGTAAAGGAAACATCGACTACGACAGGAACAGGCACGCTTGATCTGAGCGGAGCCGTTTCAGGATTTCAGACATTCGTTGCGGGAATAGGTGATGGCAACACGACATACTATGCCATTGTTAACCGTGATGAAGCGGAATGGGAAACCGGTCTTGGAACCATAACTGATGCGTCCACGGACACGCTGGCGAGGACAACCGTTCTTGCAAGTTCAAACAGTGATAGTGCTGTTAATTTTAGTGCTGGCACGAAAGATGTTTTTGCAACACTGCCTGCAAGCAAGGTAAGTTTTCTTGATGCAAGCAATGATTTAATTCTTGGAACAGGTGCATCAGGAGTTGACTATTCTCTAAAATTTGACGGGGAAACGAGTGATGGTATAATCACATGGATGGAAGATGAAGACTCTTTCAAAGTGGAAGATGATCTTGTCATGGACAGCACGAAGAAACTGTACTTCAATGATGAAGGCGGCGAATACATAAGCGGTGATGCAACTGACTTAACCATAGCATCGGGCGCCAAGATCAATTTAACGGCAACATCGGACGTTGTTATTCCAGCCAATGTAGGAATTACATTCGGCACGGGTGAAAAAATAGAAGGTGACAGCACGGATCTAACAGTAACCTCTGGTGCTGACATTAACTTGACAGCAACCTCGGATGTGAACATACCATCAGGTGTCGGAGTAACCTTTGGTAATGATGGTGAAAAGATCGAAGGAGATGGAACGGATTTAACAATTAGTGGCAATACCATTAATTTAACAGCAACAACAGATGTGGCACTTGCTGTAAATACTGGTCTTTTACTTGCAGGTACAGAAAAAATAGAATCAGACGGAACTGACCTATCAATTACAGTTGGTGGTGGCGGTGATATTAATATAGGTTCTGACATAGGCGTAACCTTTGGTAATGATGGAGAAAAAATAGAGGGTGATGGCACTGATTTAACAATCGCTTCTAGTAATTTATTGAATTTAACAGCGACAACTGATATAGTAATTCCTACGAATGTGGGACTTCATTTCACAGATTCGGCTGAAAAAATCGAATCCGATGGAACAGACTTTACATTTAATTCTGGAAATGATATTAACTTAACAGCTACAACCGATATTAATGTTCCGGCAAATGTAGGAATGACATTTGGGAATGACGCAGAAAAGATTGAAGGGGATGGTTCTGATTTAACCATTTCCGGTAATACTGTAAACTTGGATTCTAGTATGAACCATACATTTTCAAGTACAGGAAAAGCAATGGTACTAGGATTTTAAGGAGGAAATATGGCAAGTGAAGTATTAAAAGTAGCATTAAAACCTACCTGTTCAAATTCAGAAGTTAAACTGATAGATGGTGTGAGTGGACACACTTACACGGTTCTATCAATTTCAATTTGTGAAACGGCGGGTAATGCGGAAACATTTGACCTATATGTTGATGACGGTGATGGTGGTACAGACCATTATATTTATAAAACACAAGCATTAGCGGCAAATGCGACTTTTGTTCATAATGACAGAATAGTATTAGAAGGCACAGACATGCTAGGTTTTATAACTGCTTCATCAGCGGATGTTGATGTTGTAGTCAGCTATTTAGACCAAACACTATAGGAGGAAATTTATGAGTGGAATTGTAGGTAGTCGCCTTAATATAAGGGGATCAGGACTTGTTGGTGGATTAGGAACCGATGGACAGGTTCTCACGTCCGCAGGTGCGGGACAGGAAATAGTTTTTGAATCTGTATCTTCCGCTGCCATAACGGCGATTAACAATGCAACAGCGAATGAACTTGTCACTGTTGGTTCCACGACAACTGAACTGGACGCGGAATCAGGTTTAACATATACAGATGGTGCGTTAGTTATTGGAGGAACAACCCCTTCTCTGACAATTGGAGATGCGGGGGCAGAGGATACGAAGATTGTATTTGATGGCAACGCACAGGATTTTCATATTGGATTGGATGATACTGCGGATGACTTAGTTATAGGATTAGGAAGTGCTTTAGGTACGACACCCGCAATAGAGATTGATGAAAATTTAAAAGTCAATATTTCAGTCACAACAGCCTCTACGAGCGCTTCCACGGGAAGTCTGACGACAGGTGGTGGTGCAGGAATTGGAGCAGATCTATATGTTGGTGATGACACTTACTTGATAACCGACTCAGCAGTTCTTGGATTTGGAGCGGATAAGGATACTCTTTTAACACACACGGACGGAACAGGATTAACTTTAAATTCAACGAATAAATTAACTTTCGGTGATGCAGCAACATATGTAAATCAGTCTTCCGATGGCGTAATGACTATCGCGGGAGAAGCAACTATTGATTTAACTGCCTCTACGGCCGTTTTAGTGAGCAATGATCTTAAATTAGATAGTGACTCTTCTGTAATAGGATTTGGAGCAGATAATGATACAACTTTAACTCACACAGATGGAACAGGATTAACTTTAAATTCAACTAATAAAATTTGCTTTAATGACGCTTCTCAATTTATTCAAGGCTCCAGTAATGCAATATTAGCACTAGGGGCAACGGATGAAATTGATTTAACGGCTACGGCAGTTGACTTGAACGGAACATTGGATGTAAGCGGAAACTCACAATTTAGCGGAACGATAACAGTTGGAGTAGATGATACTGGTAAAGATGTGAAACTGTTTGGTGCTTCCGCCGGTGCATACATGGAGTGGGATGAAAGTGCGGACGAACTTAGAATTATGGGAGCATCTGCCGATGCCACT